GAGCTGATACGCGCGGCACTCGAAATCCCGCTTGCATACATCGCCGCCGGTTCGCCAGCCATTGAGGGGCTGCACCAGCTGGGCGGCTTTGAGTTGTGGGACAAGATGGTGCGCCGTCCCCTCGTTTGGCTGGGCATGGCTGACCCGCTCAAGGCCGCCGAAGGGTTGCGCCAGCAAGACCCCGATCTTGAGACGATGCGTCTGCTGTTCGAATCGTGGCTTGGTGCTTTCCCAAGCGGCGAGGCGACCGCCGCCGATATCGTCTCAGCCAGCCTATCCACCTTGGGCTTTGGTGATTCGCTGATGCGAACCAGCCCGGACCTGTATGACGCCATGCAGATGGTGTGCGCCGAGAAAATCAACAGCCGTCGCTTGGCCTACTGGCTGCGCTCCCACCGCGACCGCATCGTTGACGGCATGAGGCTTGAGCAGTGCGGCATGGACGGGCACACAAAGATTGCCAGATGGAAAATTGTCAAATGCGGGTGATGCGGGTATTGCGGGTAATGTTTCCTATGAGGTGTGAAGTATGTCAAAGACAAAATATATAGAAGGGCTGAAAGATTGCCCGCTATTGCCCGCATCACCCGCAACCAAAAGAACAGGAGGCTTGACCATGAACACCCGAGACGCTGCATATCTGACCGGCCACCACTACCCCGGCGGCGTGCCTGCCTTGGCCGCACGCATGGGTATGGATGCCCGCGTGCTGGCCCGCAAGCTCAACCCAAACACCGGCGACCTCGGGCTTGATGAGGCTGTTGCACTCATGGCGCTGACCGGCGATCCCCGCATCCTGCACGCCATGGCTGATGAGCTTGGTTACACGCTGGCGCAACAACCGAACGAGGCCAGAGAATGAAAAGGTACTCCCTGGCCTCATCCCTTGCGGGTACGAAGCGACGCGTAAAAGCGCTAGGCCGTGCCTTCAAAAACTAGGTCAACTCGAACGGTGACATTATGACAAACCAGCTTAACCCTGACTGCACCACCCCAAAAACCGGGATTCTCCCCTTCGCCTCGGGCGAGCTGGATCGTTCCGGCCTGCGCTTGAGGCGCGCGGAGTTCGCCCGGTTCTTGGGCGTGAGCAAGCAGGCTGTTGGTGAGTGGGTGACGGCTGGGAAAATTACACTGGGCGCGGATGGTCGACTGGACCCACGACAAGCCGTGAGTCAACTTCTCCGCAACACCGATCCGGCGCGGCTGCGCGCCAAGGTGTTGGAGCCATTGTCCCGCGACATCGGCAGACTTCAACAGCGTGTCGCCGAGCTGGAAAAAGCCCTGGCTCAGTCTGATGAGAATGCGACCTTTTACGAAGAGAGCGCGAACGAGCTGGCAGCGCAACTCGACGCCCTTGACCGGCGTCTTGTTGAAGAGCGCGCCGCGCTGGTGCTGCTGCCGACCGACAAAGTGATTGACGGCATCACTGCCTGGCTGAAACGAGTATCCGAAGATGGCCTCTCTACCGCCGGCTGGCTGTCGATTTTTGAGTGCGTGTCGGGTAACAGCCTGGACGATCTTCAGTACGAACTGGACAACTTGCCTGCTGGCGCGCTTGAAGAAAACATAGGGGGGGAGTGGGACAGCATGGTTCCAACGCATATGGAGGCCTCTGGCGATGACTGATGAAGCCAGTGCTGTGCAACAACTGGCAGCGATTACCGACAACCTAGCTGCGCTGTTCGCGGACTACTGCCAGCGCATTGCATCGCCTGACCTAGTGAACCTGCTGGCGGCATACCGGGCGCAACGCCTTGACCTAGTATTGACAGTTCATGCCTCAATATCCGGCGCTGATTTTGTTTGCTGCGCATTACCAGTGGGCGGCGCACCGACCGATCTGGTTCAACTGTTCACCGTGCATACGGTACCGGCAACGCAGACTGGGAAGGCGCATTGATGAACACACTCTTACATGAAAAATTTCCACCATCGCCGGTGGCGCGCCTCGCATCATTGCTCGACAGCATTTTTTATAACCAGCCTATCACCCCTGATGTGCGGGAATGGTTGCTTAAATCGTTTCTCCACTACCTGCGCCACGGCGGCGAATACCCGCTAGATCGGTTCCTTGGCCTCGCTCCGATTGATGCCGGGACAAGCAGCATGTCAACCCGCCTGGGATTGTTCAAACGCAATCATCACCTGATGGGTGCGCTGCGCAACATCGCACTGGATGATTCCGTTACCGGATGGGGAAGGTGTAAGCGGCTTGCCGGTGAAATCACCAAGTTTGAGGGGCGCACATGGAAACTCTACAGGCACTTGCCCGAGCCGGTCGCGAGCTGGCCGGTGTGGCAGCAAGACCTATTCCGCGCATACAAAACCGACTTGCGGATACCACTAACGGCGCACGGGCTGTATGGCATCCTTAAGCAGAATGAGGGGGTTTCATTTAACGCACCAGGCGTGAAACTGCTTGCGTCTCTAACCCGGCTTCAATCCAAATGAAAAAATCCTGGTACAACATCAACGCGCGTGCAGACGCCTACACGGCGACCCTGTCAATCTTTGATGACATTGGCGCATTCGGGGTATCTGCAACCCAGTTCATCCAAGACCTAGCCAACCTGGGCGACATCAAGAATCTGACGATTCAAATTAGCAGCCAAGGAGGCAGCGTTCAGGATGGCGTTGCCATCTACAACGCAATCAAGCAACACCCCGCCAACGTGACAATTGAGGTTAACGGATGGGCTCTATCTATCGCCTCATTCATCGCGATGGCTGGTGACACGATCCGCATGGCAAGCAACAGTTTGCTGATGCTGCACAACCCGTGGATGAGTACAGCGGGCGACGCTGCAGAGTTACGCAAGGTCGCCGACGTATTGGATAAGACCCGCGAAACGCTTATTTCCGCATACGCAAGATCAGGCAAAAGCCGCGCGGAAATCATCGCCTTGCTCGATGCCGAAACGTGGCTAGACGCAAGTGAGGCATTGGCTGCTGGCTTCATCGATGAAGTGCAATCGAGCGACCTGCCTATTGCCGCTAGCTTCAAGAGCGACAAATTCACCATTCCCCATCGTCTTTTACAGAAAGGAAACACCGCCATGAATATGCAAGCAACAACCCAAACCGCCGACGATATGCGCGCTGCAGGCGTACAGGCTGAAGCACAGCGCCGCGCCGACATCAAATACACATTTTCCCGCTTTGGCGGAGTTGATGGCATTGCCGGGCTACAGGCCGCGTGTGAAAGCGACATCAATTGTTCCGCCCAGGACGCCAACAATAAATTGCTGGCACACTTGGGCAAGGGTAGCTTTCCAGTAGCGGGAAGCTTCACCCCGGCAGATTCCAGCACTCCCACCAAGCGCGGGAATGATTTCATGGAAGCCTGCACCCAGTCCCTGCTGATTCGCGCCGGCGTGCGCGTGGAAAATCCATCGCCGCTTGTGCGTGACGTTGAGCGGATGAACATCACAGCAATGGCGGAAAACATCTTGAGCATGAACGGAAAGACCGTTACAGGCTTTGGACGCGCGGAGATCATTAAGGCGGCACTATCCACCAGCGACTTCCCCGAGCTGCTCGCCAACACCGCCGGGAAGGCCATGCAGTTGGGATATGAAAACGAACCGACCACGCATCAAATCTGGACCGGAGAAAAAGAAGTTGCTGACTTCAAGGAAAACTCTTTTGTCGCCTTGTCCGAAGCTCCCGGTCTGCTTGAAATCAGCGAGGGTGCGGAATACAAGCATGGTGCTTTCGGTGAAGCAGCCGAGAAGTTTTCAATCAAAACGTTTGGCCGGATGCTGAAAATCACCCGCCAAATGCTGATCAATGACGATCTGGGCGCGTTTACTATGATGCCCGCCGCCTTTGGTTCATCGGCTCGCCGCACTGAGGCTGATCTGGTTTATGCGAAGCTGACCGGCACTCCTGCCATGTCGGACGGCAAGGCTCTGTTCCATGCCGATCACAGCAACCTGGCGGCTAGCGGCACGGCCCTGAGCGTTGACTCGCTGGGCGCCGCTCGCGCAGCGATGCGCCGCCAGAAGGGCATCAAGGGCGAAAGTCGCATCGATCCGCAGCCGCGCTTCCTGATTGTGCCGGTCGTACTGGAAAGCAAAGCAGAGGCACTGCTGAACAGCTTGGTGCTCTATGGCGCAACAAATGACACAAACAACCTGCAATGGATTCGTAATCTGACGCTGGTTGCCGATCCGCGCCTGGATGATGTTAGCGAAACGGCATGGTATCTGGCCGCAGCGCCAACTCAACTGGATACCATTGTGCGTGCATATCTGGCTGGCCAGGCGCGCCCCTACTACGAAGAACAAATCCAGTTCGAGAATGACAGCATCGGAGTGAAATCCCGTCTGGACTTCGCTTGTGGTGTAATCAACTATCGCGGGCTGTACAAGAATTCAGGCGCGTAAGCGCCAATACCGGGCAAAGGCACGGCTGAGCCTTTGCATGGGGGATCCGGTAGCCTGTCTCCTTGGCGGGTTTGATTCCTCCACCCGATACTAAAAACCGCCAGTGATGGCGGTTTTTTTGTGTCGTAAATGCCAATTAGTTTTGTAGATTATTTTGTAGTTAATGCTGGCGTTTATAAATAAACGCAATTAAAAACAATGCTTTAGATGTGCAACTGGCGGAGAGGGCGGGATTCGAACCCGCGGTGGGATGTTATCCCACACACGCTTTCCAGGCGTGCGACTTAAACCGCTCATCCACCTCTCCGAAAGGGCGCGCAGGATAAACCAGAACGGG